AGTTATATCTGGCGAAGTAAAGACAGAAACTGTTAACGTAGGGGGTTTTAATAGGTTCTTAACTGTGCCGCTTTCAGACCCAAACATTACCGAAATCGTATCTGTCGTCGATTCAGAGGGCCACGAGTATTTTGAAGTAGACTATTTGTCACAAGACACTGTTTTTCGCTCGGTGGTTAACAAAGACCCGGAAACAAGAAGATACGTACCAGATGTTATGGTAGCCACATCGGTGCCTAGAAGGTTTACTGTGTTTAATGACTTTGGCACTATTAACATAAAATTTGGGTATGGTTCTGAAGAAAACTTAAAAACTGACAACACGATACATCCATCAAATGTTGTGTTAAAAATGCATGGTCGCGACTATGAAACAGACACTACTTTTGATCCATCGAAGTTGGTTGAAACAAGCAAATTTGGTATTGCGCCGGCCAACACAAACCTTACTATAACATACAGAACTAATTCTACCGACAACGTCAACGTTGCAACACGTGCTTTGAGCGAAATTGTACAGCCAGTATTTGTATTTGGCTCAAGCGCCACAAATACGTCAAAAATAAGCACCGTTAGAGACAGCATCGAGGTTGTAAACGAAGAGCCGATTGTAGGCGACGTCTCAGTTCCTACAGTCTCGGAGCTAAAACAAAGAGTGAACGACGTCTTCTCTTCACAGAACAGAGCAGTAACGGCTAGCGATTATGAAGCGCTAGTTTATAGAATGTCCCCTAAGTTTGGCTCCGTGAAGAGAGCAAAAATTTACAGAGATCAAGACTCTTTCAAGAGAAATTTAAATTTATATATCTTGTCCGAAGACGCTGACGGTAATTTTATGACTAGCAATCAAGTTTTAAAAAATAACGTAAAAACATGGCTCAACCATTATAGAATGATCAACGACACTATTGACATTCTAGACGCCAGAGTAATTAATATTAAAATTAATTTCGTAGCGGTCGTTAATTATGATCAGGACAAGATAGAAGCTTTGGCTGCAGCAATAACCGAAATAGAAGAAATGTTTTCGGAAAAACTAGACATTGGCCAGCCAATATACATAACCAAAATTTATGACGTTCTCAATAACTTAGATGAAATTGTCGATGTTACGGACGTTAAAATAACAAATGAATCCGGTGGCTTATACTCAGATCAAGTACTCAATTTAGATCAATATATTTCTGCTGATGGTAGAATATTGTACGCCCCACAGAATACAGTATATGAAATAAAATATCCTAATTTAGACATCAAGGGAACTATCAGATAATGGCGATAAAAAAGTATAAAGCTACAAAAGACAACACTATTACAAACGCGTTCAAGTTAGATCTTAATACGCGCGCCACAGGCTCAAACATGGGCGCCTCTGACATATTAGAGGTATTCTCTATCTATGGGCAGCAAACTACTAGTTCCGCCGAGCTTTCAAGAGTTTTGCTAGAATTTCCAATTAGTTCTATTTCAAACGATAGGACTAATGGCAACATACCTGCCTCGGGAAGCGTCGATTTCTTTTTGAGGATGTTTAATGCAAGACATTCAGAACAACTTCCCAACAACTTTACGGTTAATGTTTTGGCTGTTTCTCAATCTTGGCAAGAAGGTTTTGGCTTGGACATGGAATCTTACAAGGATGAAACAGAAGACTCTATTGACGGCTCAAACTGGACCAATAGATTAAAAGCGACTGCCTGGGCTCGTCCTGGCGGCGAATATCATTCATCCTCGTACACTAGTGGCCAAACAATGCCAAACTACACTTACACCTTTGACGAAGGTTACGAAGATATAGAACTAGACATTTCAACCATGGTCGAAGAATGGATTGCTGGCACACAAGAAAATTATGGCCTTGGAGTTTTTATCACGGCTAGCCAGGAAGCGTATGTTTCCAATTCTTCTGGTCAAGCAAACGGGTCTGTTTTACATAACCCCGCCGGCCAAGAAACCAGTTTTTACACAAAAAGATTTTTTTCTAGATCAAGCGAGTTTTTCTTTAAAGTTCCTGTTATCGAGGCACGCTGGGATTCAACGAAAAAAGATGACAGGGGATACTTTTTTTATAGTAGCTCGCTAGCTCCTGCCTCAGATAATTTAAATACTTTGTACTTATACAATTACGTCCGCGGCGAACTAAGAAACATTCCAGCAGTGGGAACGGGCGCCATATATCTCAGTATATACTCTGGCTCGTCAAACGATACAGCGCCTGACGGCTCTAAATTAACTTTGTCTGTGGGCGGCGGGGTAAACTCTCCTGATCTTTTAAATGTTACTGGTGGTTTTGTGTCGACCGGAATATATTCCGCGTCATTTGCCTTTACCGGCTCTTCAACTCTCAAAACAATATACGATGTTTGGCACAAAGGTGGTGTAGAATATAACACGGGCTCAATAGCTCCAAAGACTTTATCATCGCCAAATTGGAATCAGTATAATCAATACGTTTCAAAAATTACTAATTTAAAACCAAAGTATGTTAAAGACGAGCATGCGCGCTTTAGAGTATTCACTAGACCTAGAAACTTTTCTCCTACAATTTACACCGTTGCAAAGAAAGAAATAGAGGGTGAAATTATTCCAAGTGCCTCGTTCGAAATTTTAAGAATGGTGGACGAAAGAACTGTAATTAATAGCTCTACGGGCAGCACAACTCAGCACACTTTCCTGTCTTACGACAATTCAGGCAGTTATTTTGATTTAGACATGTCTCTTCTAGAGCCTGGCTATATGTATGGCATCAAGCTAAGTTATTATGTCGCTGGTTATTGGAGAGACCAAGAAGAAGTGTTTAAATTTAGAGTTGAAGATAATTAAGTATGTAACCAAAGTTGGGCTAATCAATGAGCATTAAAGATCTATTTGATAAAGGACATTCTTTAAAATTTGTTAAAAACAAAACTAAGAATGATTTAGCTGAATCTATAGAGTCTTATCGTTATGTTGACGCCCATAACCAGAAAAGAGATAGGTACCGACCTTCCGTAGACTTTGCTACTGCCTCTAATTTTGCGAGGTTTGGCCTTGCAGAAGAATATTATGATGCTTCAATAAAAAGAATTTATGAAACCTACCCTTATGATGGGTCTAAAGCCGAAAAGGTTGAATGGGAAAACGACAGCACCTATCTAGACCTGTTTATATTTGAAAACGAATATCCACGCACCAACGGCTTTGTTTCTATGGGACAGACTTCTACGTTCGGCGGCTCAAAAGACTCCACCCATAACGTTTATCTTTCAACAACACCCCAGTATATATTTTTAAAAGGTGGCCCGAATGCCGATCCAGACGGCGACTATAAAAGCGATTTTTCTGCTGGCCCTTCAGGAAAAGGTGTTTCTAAAGCAAACATATATGATACAACTTACCAAAGAACAAACAATCTAGAGCTAGACTTATCAAAAGGCGTCACTGTAGAATTCTGGATGAAAAAAGACGGCTGGGCCTCGACTAGCGAGACACACCATGAGTACATGTTTCATTCTTGGAACTCCGGCTCCTCTGACAGCTCTGGTTCCTTCCGAGCGTATGTATATGGCGAAACAGCTGCGTCGAAAAAATTGGTGCACTTAAGAGTAGTCTCTGGCTCCACAGAACTTAGTTTTGACCATAACTCTGGCTTATCGTCAACAAGCGGAATTGCAGACGGACTGTGGCACCATTATGCTATAACGGCTAAAACAGTTGGGTCCAATACTGTCTCTAATCTATATGTTGACGGCGCTCACAAATCTGCGTTGTCCGCGGTAGGCTCTACAGTTAGTCCAATAACAGGCGCGATGACGGCTGCAATTGGTGGCTTGGTTGGCCCACTGGTTGGCTCGCCGACTATTGGCAAGGGTTGGGGCAACATTGTTTCAGCTTCTTTTGACGAATTTAGGTATTGGAAAGCTGAGCGTGACGCACAACAGATTGGCAGATTTTATGTTGATCAAGTCGGCGGCGGAACCAATACAGATAACGCAAAACATGATGATCTAGAAAACAAAGTTTCTTTAGGTGTTTATTACAAATTTAATGAAGGTATAACCGGAAGAACGTCAACAGATTCTACAATTTTAGATTATTCAGGTAGAATATCAAACGGCACATTTGTTAACTATTTGTCAACTAGCAGAAATGTGGGCTCGGCAATAGTTTTGTCAAACGCCGCGACTAAAGAATTTTTAGACCCAATAATTTATTCTCATCACCCTAGCGTCTCCAGCCTTTTGACTTCAAAAAAAGTTAGCGGCTCAATGCATGATTATGAAAACGCGTCATCGCTTTATAAATCAATGCCAGCATGGATCGCAGAACAAGATGAAGAGGAATCAAAGAATTTAAAATATTTAACTCAAATTATGGGCAGCTTTTTTGATGACTTATATCTCCAGATTGAAAAGCTACCTAGATTAAAAGACGTTAATTATCCGGACGATACGACTTATGAAAAGCCACTAGCTTTTGCAGAAAGATTATTAAGTTCCAGAGGTTATGACGCACCAGAGCTTTTTGCAGATATGTCGGATTTGGCAAAATATTTGCAGCGAGACGAAAAGAAACTTTTTGAGAAAAAGCTCTATGAAGTAAAAAACATAATATACCAAAACATTTATAACAACCTTTCGTATATTCAAAAATCAAAGGGAACATTCAAATCTTTGAGAAACTTTTTGAGATGTTTTGGAGTTGACGAAGAGCTAATAAAACTTAATGTATATTCAAATAATGATACGTACAAGCTCAAGGATAATACAACCAACACGAGCGTAAAAAAGAACTATATTGATTTTGATGATTTAGAGACTCGTTCCTCTTCCTCCACAGACACTACAGCCAATGCGTATACCGCAACCGCTTATCAATATTATGACGCGTCCGCCGAAAATTCCTTGTCCTACATACCAGCCGCCACAGAAAGTCTTCTTACAGGCGCCATGATGACTATAGAAACGGAGGTGATCTTTCCAAGAAGAGACATCGTAAGCGATAACAACTACAAGAACTTTACAGAGTTAACATCTTCTATATTTGGCCTGCATGCAGTGGTTGCTTCAAATACCAATTTAACTTTTGCCCCCTCAGAAACAATTGACTTTAGTGTACATGTTACAAAGCCAGACGATGACCTAAGAAACGCTAAATTTGTCTTGTCTGGTTCAAGTATGTTCTCTCCAATACAGACTTCAACTAGTTATGCCGGCGTTTACGATAACGAAAAATGGAATCTAGCTTTTCGTCTTCGCCCGACAAAAGCGACAACAGATACGACGCCAGCACTAAATACAGGAGTTGGGTTTTTGACCCCAGCTGCCTCTGCCTACACATACGAGCTTTATGGTGTAAATTATGTTTCTAACATTTTACAAAATGAGTTTTCTGTTACTGGCACCATGAGCGCCGCAAATGCTATCACGTTCTTTACGCAACCTAAAAGAGTTTTCTTGGGAGCGGAAAGAACCAACTACACGGGCTCTGTAGTAAAACATTCAGATGTTAAGGTGTCCTCAACGCGCGTTTGGTTGGACTACTTACCCAACGAAACCATCAAAGCACACGCTCGGGATCCTAGTACGTACGGAGCCTTGCAACCTTATAGGAACTCTAACAATTCACTAAACGCAAATTTCGTGCCACAAATTTCAACGTTAATTTTAAATTGGACGATGGACAATTTAACTGGGTCAAACGCTTCGGGCCAGTTTTTGATAGAAGACTTTGCTTCTGGCTCTATTGATCAAAATTTAAAATTTGGAGATAACTGGGCGTCACCAATTTCTAGATACAACTATGCCGGCCGCGGCGATAAATTTGTTGCCGACGCCGCTCACGTAGACCAGGCAATAGATGTAGAGTTCGTACAAGCAGCAAAACTGAAACTTCCAGAAGTCGTAAACAGTGACGACATGATCAAAACGCTTACGCAGCAAGACGAGATGGTGTTCACAAGGGACACAAACTATATTGAGCACTTTCTTTCTGTAGAAAAAAGCATGTATCAAACGATATCTGAAGAAATGTTGCGATTTTTTGCCACAGTCAGCAATTTTAATAACTTAATCGGAGAGCCTGTCAACAGGTACCGACCGTATTATAAGAAAATGCAAAAGCTTCGAGAGCTTTTCTTTGAGAGCGTAGAAAACGAAAGATTAGAACTAGAAAAGTTTATAGAATATTTCAAGTGGATTGATGACGCTGTAACAATCATGATTGCTCAGCTTATACCTCTTTCTTCTAACAACGTAGAATTCTTAAGAAATATGGTAGAAAGCCACCTACTAGAAAGAAACAAATACTGGACAAAATTCCCGACTCTAGAGACAAAGTCTAGAAAGCCTTCTGCTTCTTTGAGGGGAATAGAGGAGCTAAAATATAGCTGGAAGTTTGGCCACGCGCCACTTGTTCCAAACGAAGATACCAACCAAAATCAAAATTGTCTTTGGTGGAAACAGAGGGCTGAAAGAGACGGCGCATTAAGTTCTGGAAACAGCTCTGTTGACAGCAACAAAAACAGTATTTTAAAAATTGCGATAACAGACGTTACGTCATCACAGGGCACCCTTACTCAGTCTGATTCCACCAGATATTCAGAAAGCTATTATGCCAACAGAAGCCTAGCCCGACCGGCAGAATTAAATATCGACCGGTCCCCGAGCCTCCGAGGCGCCTCAACTCAAGCAGACAACAATTTGCATGATTTTTACAAAGGCATCATAAAATGGGCTAGCGATGACGACTTTATTTATCTTGACATAGACAACGAAACAAAAGAAACTGACTGTAACGATGATCCAACACCAGCAGAGCTAAATAAAAAGAAATTTAGAATTCGTGCTCTTACAATGACAGAGGCAGAGACTCTAGAATCGTCTGCTGACGGAACCAAGAAGAATGACCTAAAGTACACTGACGCAAAAACCAGCTTAGTTTTACCATTCCAGATTTATACTTCTTCTTTGGGGGCTGGATACCAAAAGATGTATTCAGAACAGTTTACTATAGACTTTACAAATATACATGAAGACAAATACGGCTTCAACTCAGCTACACCAATGCAGGGCCCATTTACAGAAAAACACGTCGGCGGCATGCAACACAGGCATGTAAAGCTAAACCAGGGTTCTGATACGACGGCGACAAGACCTGAAGGCTGGCACCTACAAGAATTCTTGTTTGATGGTAGCGCTGAAACTATTCTTGATGAGAACTTCAGCAATGCATCTGGCACTGGAACAGAAAATGTAAAAATTCTCAGCCTTCCCAACGGTTCCGTCGCCGGAGACCCGTCACCTGCAGAATATTGGAGAAACGGTGTCGGCGCCGATAATTCTTGGACATTTTTGTCTGGCCCCACACCGACAGTAGGTACTGGCCCCAACACAGGCCACGGTGGTAGTGGCGGTTATGCGTACTGCGAAGTCTTGCCAGCTAAAGTAGGCCAAACATTTAGCTTGGTGACACCTTTGATAGATTTGCTTGATTTATACGATAGTTCAACAGATGTTACACTATCGTTTAGATATCACATGTTTGGTATAAACATGGGTACACTAAAGCTTCAGGCGTCAACAGATCGAAATTTCAACACTGACGTCACTGATCTATTGATTAGGTGGGATATAGGAGGCAGCCCGTTTTACTCCGTAAACTTATCAGGCCAACAACAGTCTACCTCCGGATCGCCTTATAAACTAGCGAGAATTAAGGCTTCAGAATCAGCCGCGCTCCAGCCTTTTGTTGGAAAAAGGTTTTTCATTAGACTTCTTTACACCGCCGGCATAACTCATATGGGCGACTGTGCGATTGATGATTTTCAACTAAAAATAGCTACTTCTGGAGACATATCGAGAAACTCGTTTAAACTGCTTCACCCAACTTTTGATGACCACAATAGGCCATCGGCGATGTATACTAGAGACATTTTAGCAAAAAGACCGGTTAACATACGCAATGTCCAAATGTCTGCTAGTTCTCCAACCCAAGCTGGTAACTTTTTGGACAGATACGAAATTGTCAGCACGGTAAGTCCGGAAGCTAATGACCCATATTTTGTCAAAAACCACACACAGATTACCAAAACAACTGTGACGCGAGGAGCCGCCAGCGTTGAATTAATGCTCTCGCGACCACCAGGCCCGATACCTACTACGACGTTAGGCGAAAATATTTATACTTTACCAGATCGTACTTATTTGACGGGATCCATACGCAACCGAACTAGAATAAGAACAAGATTTAGTTCGCCTGGTGGTTTTGAAACTCTTTCTAGGGGCTTTTTGGATCCTGCCCATGAGACTTTTTCAGCAAACAATGCTATGACATTTAGAAATGCGTGGCCAAGAAAAGTCTATAATTCACAGCTTCAAGCTCATTGCGGCCAATTTGGTGTCAGCGCACATAATTCTACGGCCGCACGCGTCTACGGCAGCGAGGCTGTTGGTGCTATAAGATCTCAAGATTATGCAATTTCAGGCGACGCAGCAACACACAAAACACATAGAAATAATATTGAGAGAATAACATACACTGGAGACGAAGCAATTTCAAAAAGCGCCACTTTTACCACCGCTTCATCTTTTGACAATGCTTTTGTCTCTCACATGATACCTAGAACAGACCAACAAACAAGATGGATAACAGGATCAATAATTTAATATATAATCTAATTATATGATGAGGTTAAGATAGATATGGCTTTAAGTGGATCGTTAAACTTTTTAACTGCTAGTAGTTACGGCGCCGGCGTTAACACTGTGTTGACTCTAGACGGTGATAACACTGACAGCAAAGTATCTTTTATGGCAATTGATTTTGCTGGTTTAAACACAGTAATAAGGGAGCCGATGACGGCTTCACAAAACTATTTGGGTCAACCAATTGATATACCAATGCTTGGAGATCTTGTATCTGGAGATGTTTATGAAGCCGGCCCGGGCAGCTCCCTCGACGCGCTCCCAGGGTTTTATGTCGCCCGGCATGCGAATTCTCTAACACAGCCAGCTACACGCCGATCCGATCCTACCATTTTTAACGCGCTGATGTTGCACAGGAATGGGCCTTATCAGCACCCTTCATGGAAACAGTACCGCGGCGGAGAACATCCCGTCGCTAGAACTTTGCGCCTCAACAATACAATGTCGATTGACTCTACTTTTGCTGACCCCGTAGAACGAGAAAAACACAAAAAACGGCTAAGAGAAAGATTAGAAAACGACACTCATAGTGAAATAAAGGAATACCTTAGTTCTGTTAACACATCAATACAACAGGGCGCCTCGCCGAAACTTCATCGTCAACCAGCTCTAGCACAATACTATGAGCCATCTGTTTTAAAAGCTCATAAGCCATTTCTATATAACGTTTCGAATATAAAAATTAGATCGACTTTGATGAACCAAATGGTTTTTTTCCAGAACAGGGAACTCAACCAAGCCTTAAATATCGCTGGTACTGACAGATTCACGGCGTCTTTTTCTGGAGAAAATACAAAGCGGCCAAAACAAGAATACTACAACTTTATCGAAATAGCAAAAGAGAATGGTGCCACTGGTTTTATTTATTCTGAAACAATTTTTCCAAAACCAATTAATGCTTTTAGGCCTTACAAGTTAGAAAAAACAAAATACGAAGAAGTTTCAGGACTGGGCTCCAACGGGTACGACCGCGCCGTTAACAGAAGTTTTTGGAGAAATTCACAACCTGGCCTGGGAACTATGATTAGCTCTGACGGCACGTCTAGAATTAGAACTGATGGCGCCGACCACATAGATGCAACTGAAGACGTCGACGCCGGCAACACAACTGGCCTAGGCGCTCGAAATTCTCAAGAAGTAGAGCAGTTCACGCCGCTGCCGGTGCAAAAAGATCTTATAGGAACATACGGCCTAATAAGCCCGCAATACGAAGGCCTGTCAACTTGGAACTTTACTTATAAATTTATGGACCCTGGTGTGATAGTGCATTCTGGGGGTAAAATTTCTGGGTCAATGTCTCTTAGTGGCGTCGCATACGGTGTGCCTACATCCGCCCCGTATCGTAATTTTACTACACTAGAAAGCTACCAGCCGCACCCAATCTCTTTGTTGAGCATGTGGCCACTCGATCCGAGACCTGACATATACGATGCTCCAGCGTATTTGACATCGAGCCACGGCGGCCGCGGCCTCCAAATTGGTTTGACGCCGCATAGAATGAAAGAATACACTTCACACGACGTTTACAAGCAAACCAATTCGCCAGTTTTCACCTCTAGCGCACCCGAAGCTGCAGGGTCTAATACTCATTTTGTTACCGGTGGTTTTCCATTATTGGCCGGCGGCACTCACAGCTCAGTGACATGGCCATACGGGACAGGCAATACTTTTCGCACTCGCGACAATGCGTCCGCCTCTTACGGCCAAATAGAGAATCTTTTAACTGGTACAGCAGGAGAATTGGTATACAGCACAAAAACTGCAATGTTTTTTCACAAGACCGGCTCAGTAGTTAACGACTTAAAAGGTTATAGGACTGTTACTCCGTCAATGCAGTTCAACCGCCATACGTTCCCATACAACACACCATTTTATGCGACCAACAAGATAAGAAACAGAGACCCGTTCTACAATTCTTATTCTGATTTTGCGCAAGATATGAAATATTTTGGCAGAGATTACAGTATTGTACCAGAGTACAAGACTTCAAACAATTTAAAATTTTACTTTGAAAAATATTTTAGTGCACACGTTGAAAAAGAGCTTTACGTTGAAATAAAACTAGGGCAAGAAGCTTCTGTAAATGATATTTGGAACTCTTTCTACGACACAGTCGCGGCAACGGACGACGCGCTCGGCACCACCGCCGGCGCCAACTCAACATTAATTAAAAGAAAAGTTCACTTTCCCATTTCTAAAAAACCAAAAGATTTTAAACTAAATCTCCTTACTCTCGACGGCGCTTTTGTGACAGCATCTGCGGATGCAGAAACTTTGAAAGATTCTGCTGAGTCTACGCTAGCTTACAAATATGTGCATCTCACTAAGACTACTAACGAGTCAACACTTAAAAAAGAGCTGGGCTTTTCCAATGAAAAGACAGACGTCAGTTATCTACAGAACAGCTCTAGTGTCATATTTGATCAAGCTTTTTCCCGTGCAAATACGGGAGAATTACCAAATATCTTGGCAGAACCCTTGAGCAATGGAAAGGACACGATACCAACAACAATAAAGTTCACTGCACATGGTTTAAAAAAGCTAAGACCAGAGAAAAACTTTTATCCTGCGACTAAGACTCTCGACGTTGGAAACAAATTTAGAAACTTTATTTATGGTTCTCTTAACAGCTCCACATCAGTAGCAGAACATGGCGAGCAAAAACTTTATGATAAAACTGAATTTACTTCAATAGGAGCTGGGACTGTCACTTCGGAAGAAAATATGGCAATACAGACATTTTTAGAGCCATTTTTCGCGCCCGGCATCTTGTTTAACTCGCTCAAGTCGGGTATAGCGGTTGATTACCCTGTTTACACCAAAAAACCAACTTACTTTGCACCGTGGACTTTTTTCAGTGGTTCTTACACAACCAGCGGAAGCAGCCCTGTAAAAGACTTTAGCAAGTACGGGCCGGCGAATACTGGAGACAGATTTACAAACAAGATTACTTCATCTTTTAATTATGGAGGCTTTTACGCCGTTGGAGCAAGCCGGTGTATTCCTGCAATCTTGACAACTCCGCCTGATTTTCGTATGCCTTTTGAGGCGCTTTATGACACATCTATAATAAAAAGCAAATTTAATTCTGAAGATGGCGACGAAAACAAGTTGCTGTATTTAACAACTGACTTTTTAGATCTGGATATAAATTATCCAGAGGTGTTAGCTACTAACCAAGCAGCAGCTGCTAGTAACGCCAATACTGTGGAGCACCCTGGAGCTAGCTTCACACGCACCGGCCCAAGAGCCGGATTGAACATGGTTCTTTCTGATCAAACAGACAAGTTTCTTTACGAATCCTCAATTAACAACTTTTTGTGCGAAACAATGAACTTCTTCTTAGAAGACAACAACAACACACCGGGACAAAAATTGCCGGTTTTTGTATCTGATTATCGACAAGACAGCGAAATTGATCTAGAGGCCAATAAAGCGTACGCGTTTGAAGTCAAATTAAGAATGGGCAAAGACCAGATTCTTTCAGAAGGCCCGCGCCAAGCTGGTATCGGCGGCGGAGGAGCTGCAGCAACCGGGTGGAATACATCTACGCCGAGCACAGTGTACACCGGCGGCCGTTTTGGAGGCTTTGACTTTCCCGCCGGCAAAAATATGAGGGGATATTTATATGGCCCTCCGGTTGAAATAGTTAGAATGTCTGGTCACAAGACTAGTGTGTCAAAAGACTCTTATGATGAGGACACCGGAGTCACATCAAAACTAGAACCGCTTATATCCTCTGATATTGACCGGTCAGGTCGATACTCAGGAAATGGTGACTATGAATCGTACTTTGCGGCAAATCTAACAGATCCAGCGTATCAAACTTATACACCACCTTATTTTTATGGGCCTAGTAAAATGGTGGTCCAAGCACTCGGCAGTAGCAAAATAGAAAAATGGAGTGACATGTTTACGTCGGTAGATAGCAACTCATATTATGTAGAATCGTATGTATCATCTTCTGATATTTCTCTAAGCTTCCACAAGCAAATGAAAAACAGCTTAGTTAACCACTTGCCTGGCACTGGCTCGACATCTGGCTTTTCTTCTACTAGAATGAAAATTGATAGCAGTGTGGATGTCTTTAACAAAGCTAATATTACTTATATACGTCCGGACCAAGAAGTGAACGCTTCGTTGTTTTATATAAACCCAAAATGGGTTTGTCCTGTACTAGACTTTTCTTCTTCGTATGCCGCTGCAACCTCGCAAGTTCTGCAGGGAATAAACAAAGAAAAGAAAGAGCAAATTTCTTTTATTAACAACACGTACCACGATTATACAACTGGACGCGGCCTGTGGGGCGGCTATGGCAGCGACCCATACGATATGAAAATACAAAAAGAAGTACAGAGCCTAACTGGAGACAGTAACCTTAAAAAAGGCGTTTTTATGACTGTGAGCCCTGCAGGCAAAGCTGCTCAACTCCCATCGGCCGATTACAAAACGGATATCAATAATCCATCTTCGGGCTATTTCATAGACAAAAAAACAGACGTGGGCACAAATACTACTGGCTCACTTCTTAATGAAATAGGCCTAGGCCCGGGCCTCGCAGAAATAGGCAAAATCGCTCAATCTAAAACAGTATCTGAAGCATTAGTTGTTATACCTTATTTTGAAAAGCCTGTAATTCTTAGAGGCAACAGCAAGACCCCGTCAGGCGAATTGTTTGTTACTAGAGAAATAATTCCTGGCAAGCACTTCTTACCAATTCACAACATGCTGTTTGAGAACATGCTTTCAATGGCTTTAGCCAAGAGAGAGTTCGGCCTTTCCAGACTTTTGCCAGAATTCGGCACCGAGGGAGGGCCACAGAACCCATCTTCCTTTGTGGAATTCAGCCGACACCTTGGTTTTGAATCAAAAACTTCGTACAACGCAGCCGCTAAAACAGATGTGTTTAGAATGATCGAAACCATACTTGGCGATGAAGAAAACGGGATCCCAGGTTATGAACTTCCACCAGAATTGGATTTTATAAACTACAGACAATCAGTCATGGGAGAGAAAGCAGGCGAAGAAGGTCCGTTTCAAATGATTGTCATACCTTTTGAGCACGAACTCACCAAGCAAGAATTAATAGATATTTACCAAGGCATCATGCCGGATTCTAGTTTGTCATTTGAAAAGGCTGTGTCTTCTTTTAATTTAGATCTCACGCCGAATAATAGGCACACTTGGATGCCAAAAACAAAAGGCGCACAATATGGAGCCGGCGGTGTCGCCCCAGGCGTTTCCCTTAACTCAATGAACCCGGCAAACTTTTTAGATCCTAGTTATTTATACTGTGATCAAAGTTTAAAAAATTATGTGCTAACTCAAGATTTAAATTCGCAATGGATAAAATCTTCTAGAGATTTTTACAAAAATGTAAAATTTATGACTTTCAAAATTAAACAAAGAGCAATAAAGGACTACACAAATTACAAAAACAGACAAATAGAAAAAGCTGTGTTGCAGCGCGTCGGCGGCCGCTTGCCTGATTTAAACAAGAAGGAACTAAATTTAGGTTTTGATACGTCGTTAAAAGTACGAGACAGACTTGGCTATAATTGGCCATATGACGACTTTTCTTTGATGGAGGCTTTCAAACTCGATATCCGAGTTGAGATTGAAGATTAATGGAATTTTTTAATAAAAAAGAAGAAGTAATTGACCTAAAACTAACACAATATGGTCGCTATCTATTGTCAAAAGGTGGATTCAAGCCAACATACTATTCTTTTCACGACGACAACGTATTATACAATTCAGAAAAAGCCGGCGTTACCGAGTTGCAAAATGACAGCGAGGCTAGAATAGTAGAAACTCCAACTTTACACCATCAGATCTCTATTTCTTCTTTAGAAAAAGAATTCAATAACAATTATAACAAGATTATTTCAGGCCAAGCCAATGCGTCTTCTCAAGATGTGCAGCGCACTGCAGAAAAAAGCTATATGTTGACTAACTTTTTGGGTACAAGCGACATAAATTCAGAATATGCGCCTTCGTGGACAGTACAGTTTCTTAACGGCACTCTTTCTGGCTCAAGCAAATCACTAGATTTACTAGAAAAAACTGGTGGGAATAATTTGCAAATTCTACCACAACTTGATAGCACTATGACGATAGAGGTAAACAGTGTAGACGCTGATTCTGATAATCCTCTTTTAGACGAGGCAGAAGATAGTGCTTTAATATCTAATATAAATATTCTTTCATCAGATGACGACCTTTATGTACTGTTGAAGATATCTGAAAATAATGGTATGTTTCAAAAAGAAAATTTTGACATAGAGATATTTGAAATCGAAGAAGAAATACAGAGCGGCACAACTATAGAAACACTGCGACAATTAGAGTTTTCGAAAAACTCGTTACCAGCCGCGGAGATGGAATTTGTAGAAGATGCTTTGCCAGAAGAAGATGTCACGCATGTTGAATATTATTTCGATCTACTAACAGACAATGAAATAAACAACGAAATATTGTGCAAGTTTGATCCTGTCAATCAGAAAAAAGGTGTATACGCTGATGCTAGAACTAAACTTTGTCAAGATGTTATAAACGAACAGAAAAGAAAAGTATTTGATATTTATACTGACGAATCAGACAACCCAGGGGATATTTGTT